TCACCTGCTTTCCGGGGTAGGCGGTTTTTTGAAGTCCAGTACGGCCTTCTCAATAGCGGCGCGGATCGTCTCGGCGGAAACCTCGATCCCAAGCCTCGTTATGTGATTGGCGACATAAGCAAAGGCCGCTTCCAGCTTTTGCGGGCCGCCGCTCTCAATATAGGTGGCTTCGGCAAGTGCTGCCGCTTCCTTCGCCAGCTTGTCCAGCATGTCCCGCTGCCCGGAAGTAGTGTGGATATCCAGCCAGATTGAGACCTTCTTGTGCAATTTTGCGATACATCCGAGCAGGAAGGCAGCCAGGAGGCCAACAAGCGCCTGTACAATCATTATCAAATAGGGCTCCATGTTTGATCATCCTTTCGATTTTGGTTTCTTTTTGAAATGAACAAAAGCGTCATAGCGTTTCTTATAGGTTTGTATGGACAGGAGAAATAATCCCAAAGCCGCCGCCGACTGGGCTGTCAGCCATGCCAGCCGCTGGATTTTCTCCAATTTCAAGCTGATGAACCCCAGCAGCTCCGATAGAGAAATCCAAAGCGTAATCCCCATGGAGAGGGTGTAGGCTGATAGAAAAAAGAGCATCGCCAGCAGAAACGCACTGACAATGCCCGATTTGATCCGCTCTTTGAAATAAGGGATTTGCGAAATAAGAATAAAGGAGGCTGAAATGGTCGAGAAGGCATACAGCAGGAATAGGGTCCAATCAATGAGTAGAGACATGATCATTCCCCCTCCTTCTCATAAACAAGATATTTGGCGAAATTGTTGTTTTTGACGATGTCCTGCAGCTCCTGCGATAAATGACGGTAACGATGAATGGATAACGATACGCTGATGGAGGCGTTGTTGAGATCATCCCGTTTGTCCCGAAATCGGGGGAGAAACCATTCCAACCATTTTAGAGGCATGCTTGTCATCCTCCCCTGTTATCAGGGGTGTCCTTCTTGATATTTTTGAACCACTCGATCATCGGCGCCATCACACCTTCGCGTTCCTTGTCCAAAATCTCCTGCAGCCGGTCCCGGTCCTCTTCCGCCCTGTCCAGCAAACTGCGCGGCACCAAGTCACCACGGATAAGCATCCGGACGATATAGAGCACCACAATGAGCAGGACAATAGCCAGAATAAGTGAAAGGCCATACTTTTCCGCCAGCTGCGCAAGCTTTTCAATGGATGTCAATTGTTCCGGATCCATCCTGGTGACCTCCTCTTTTTGATAGAATTGCGAGTGAATTAAAATACTTGTGCAGATTTCAAAATAAGTTCACATCAGGACTAGCTGGGCTAACACAAAAAGGACCGTGAACGGTACTTGAGTGAGAAAGTATTTTAATATATCTGTGTCCAATACCACACCTCCATTATGCGGAGTCCTCAATTAAATCTGTGCGGTCTTGCTCATTGAGGCAAGCGTCGATTCCTGCTTAGAGATCGATGCGCAAAGCCCGTGTAAATCAGGAAATGATGATGCTGTTCGTGTCAAAACGTAAATAATGTTTATATTTGTCCAAAGCCATTCACCCCCGTTATAGCTCGGCATCTGCCGTCCAGTGCCATTGATAGACCCCTTCCTGCGCCCCGCTAGCAGCTGTAAATAGACGTCCTGCATGGCTCGTTGATCGGAACTCCATACCGGATACAGCAACATCAGAACCCGTAGTAAATAATGATGCCTTACTTACTGCACCGCTCATGGAGTACACTGTCATGGTCGGGGGCATACGCTTCTCAACTTTAAAGCTACCGCCATCAGCCACAATGTACCCGCCTTGCGAATAAATTGAGACCATGCCATCCGCAGTAACAGTACCTGGGGAGACGGTATAATTATATGTTTTTTCAAAATATCGCTGACACAACGCTAGTTCTTCCGCGAAACTATGCGGCTGAAATGAAAGGGCAGTATCTCCCGAATTCACTTGAACTTGTGCGATATCAATGTTGCCGGATCCTCCGAATGTTTCAACCCGGCCTGGCACCCCAAGTGCTGACGCATAGCCTTTATTCCCCCATGCATATAGGAAATGAACTTGAAGGGTGTCATCGCCATTGGTGCCGAATGTCTTTCCTTTCAAGGTATTAGTTGTGAACGTATATTTATAATGTGTCCACGTGGATGTAAGCGAGAATGTTGTTCCACTTATGCTCTCTCCTGCGCTGGGACTTCCTCCTGTTCCGTAAGACTGACCAAGGAATATCCCGAGTTTTTTTCCTGCTATCGAACTTCTTGCCCAAAATGATACGGTTACTTTTTTGCCTAATCCAGCGAGGTACCTCGTTCCATTTTCGATTAATTGTTGAAGTAAATAGGCGTCGTCAGCCGCATAATTTGATCCTGCTCCGTTCGTATTAACTCGATAAAAATAGGCTGCGTTTGGAATTTCGTCGTTTACGATTGACTGCCTCGAGTGAGTAATAGAAGTCGGCAATACGGATGTAGATATTGCGGTAAACAACTTCCAACGGTCGGCTGAGAACGAGGCAAATGTCGGATTAATCGCGCTTGTTCTCCGTTGCCATATGTCAAAGTTTCCATTAATCAGCCAATTTTTATAACTCATAGTCGGTATCTTTTCCATCGTAAGGATTTGTAGTTTCCCTAGATCTTTTACTGTCGTATAGAGCGTGTCAGCAAACTTGAGAGAAGCCGTATTTAAAGAAGCACCTTCAGAGACTAACGTTATGTGATTATTGCCCCTCTCCAACATAACCGCGCCACACATGCTTACGTCTTCAATGACCGAAGCTGCAAGCTGATATTGCAGCTCATATGGTTTGAAGTTCGAAGCTTGTCTCGTCGGTAGTACATTTGAACTATCTACATACACAGCATTGCTTCCATCGATTCTCCTCACCCATGCTTTATTGGACCCGCCATTAAACATACCAGAGCCATCCGGATTTGTTATAAAATCGTGCATCTTCCAACCATAAAAATACGCTTGAATCTCGGCGACAGTTGGGACATAAGAATCTCCCCAACCGGAATCTACACCGGAAACAGAAATATAAAGATTCTGGCTGTTAGTTAAAACGCCATCATAAACCTGGTCCGGACTATCTAATACATTGTTGTATTTTCCCAAAATTTTGCCGTTATATTTGGTTATTAATTTAGTTCCATCAACAATATTTGAAAGCATAGCATCAATCCTTACTTGTTTATATGCTAATGCATTTTGTTGATGCAGTACCCATGGCAACGAACCATCCAGCAATATTTTTTCATATCGTTTGAATTTCTTTAGTTTTCCATCCATATACTCTATTGAATCGGTTTCACCTCCTGTCAGGCCTAGCAATTCAGTATAGAGTTGAACTGTAGTCTTACATTGGGGCTTGAATAGCGTAGTTGCTGCACCTATTTCAAGCCGCGGAAATTTAAATAAGAATGTTCCCGTAGTGGTCAGAGCATTTGTGGCTATGACATGCAAATACTTCGTACCAGAGGGCGTAATAAATGTTGAACCATTTTTTTCAGGCGCTCCGTCATCATTTGCCCACTCTCCGATTCTTTGCATGTTTGCATCTAACGCCGAAATAAAAAAGTTATCATCTTCACTCGCATGTGAAAATGAATAGACCTGGTTCTCCAGAACAGGAATGTTCACAACAGAATCGGACCAATTCGTTATAGCATTTAGTTGTAATTCGTAGGGTTCAGTTACTCTTGCGTTAGTGTGCAGCGTCCATTCCGAAAAAGGCGGTATAAGGTTATCCCTTATATTCGTCAAAGTCGGATTCTTTACTCCGTGAATTCCCGTTCCAAGACAAGGATATTTAGTTGAAATTTGCACTGGTGTCATACTGGCAAGTTCATCATACTCAGTCTGGCTTATCTCATAAACTCGAATATCATCAAAATTTGCATTGCCGTTTGCACTGACAAGGAGGCGTATAGCCAAACTTGTACTACCAGGATTTGGGGAGAATTTGAATATAGATAAATTAAATGCTGCAGTATCAGTAATCAGAGGAACTAGTGCGTTGTAATCGCCTGTAACCGTTGGTCCGTTATAAGTAACAGGATAGATTAATGCCGTTCCAACATTCGGTTTAATTTGTCCGATTATCAGGTATCTACCTGTATCTTTAATTGGAGCCGTGAATTTGACTGCTGCCAGATTATTTCCATCAGCAGAACCATTATAGGTTAGTTTATACGACGAACTTCCACTTACTTTCTGCATTGAATCAAGTGTCAAGACAGCCGGAGAAGCTGACCAACTGTTCAAGCTCTCTCCGTTACCCGCATCACCGATCATATTCACCAGCGTCCGCCCCTGAATCTGTGGAAAAGCAATCGCGGGAACATTGCCACCCTCTACGATCTGCGTTCCGTACTTGAGCGGTACAGTCACGCTGCTGTCTTCAAAAATTTGATCGACACGATCATGAACGTCGCCAATGCCCTGCTCAATTCGGTTCATGTCCGTTTCTGTGACCAGATCGTTATACTGCCAATCTGTTTTTTCATTAAAAGCCATAAATTAACCCTCCAGTAATTTGATAGTATGCAGCAATAAGGAGTCAGCTGTAATCGGCACATTGACCACATTCGTGCTTATGACTTGGTCAGCGCTGTCTTTTAGCTCCAGAAGCGTGATCTCGGCCACGGAGCCATTTGGTACCATATACTGCATAATGAGTTCTTCTTCACTGACCTCTTTGATTTGAAAACCGGTTATTTCATAGCTGCCATTCAGCACAACCTTCTGGACTTTACCCCTGGTGAACGTGGCCATCTCATTCAAGTAATGCGAGGTTATCACTTAAGAATCACCTCCTGCTCCAAAACTGCAAATGGCGTTCGGCCGAGATGCCAGAGAGTGGAGAGGCGCGTTTCGCGGTTGAGCTTTTGCAGCGAAATATGCTCTTCCAACTTGATGGTATCCTCCAAAGCCGTCTCCTGCCGATAAATGATATTAGCCGGTTTGATTGCCTTCACCGTATACTCAACCTCTTTAAAAAGAGATGCTTCCTCTATCTTCGCTGTGACAGTCAGAATAAAATGCAAAGGATCCACAGAGGCAATCGTATGCCCGGTTCCTACCAGAAAATCCAGACGCTCCTGCAAATACCGGATGGTAAACGGAGGCTTCGTGGAGTAACGGTTGATAATCCGCTTCTTTCGAAAATCCAAGGACTCCGTCAACGGGTCTGCCTGAATTCCCAATATTTTCTCACGACGTTTGATCGCCTGCTCCTGGGATGTCATTACAAACTGATCATCAAACAACTGCTGAACCGCCTGCGCGGCAGAGACCATCTCAACCTCTTCTGTACCTGTCCATTCCGCGAAGTCTACGATATCATGATAGAATTCAGGCAAATAATCCATCAGGCTGTTACTCATGGATCGTCACCGTCCCCCGTACAGGTATCTCATCCTGAACGAGTATCACATTGGCCGCTGTACCATTCAACAGTGAACCCGTGACATCCTGAATACCCGGAATTGTCAGAATCCGCGCATCGATTTGAGCTGTGCGAACGAAAATCTCTGTCGTATTAGCCCAATCCTGCCTCAGTTCCTGCAGATAAGCCGCAATGACGGCTTCAACATCAGGCCTAATCTGGCCAATGGTTACATCGTTTGCCAACGTTAGCGTCGTGTCCACATCAATGGAAATCGCATTGGCACCTGTAATGGTTACCACATGCCCGATTGGTACAATACCAATGCCGCTGCCGCCGTTTACAGCCGGATCGACAATAGTCTGCACTTCATTAATCAACTCCAGCGAGGGTACGCTCCAATCCGAAGCAATAACCACGCATTTCACCGTCCCCCCGCCGTTCCACACCGGAAACACCTTGGTCCCGCCTACCCCGTCCAGCGCATTGATCTTTTGCTTGTAATCCGCAACATTCCCTCCGAAGGCCGGTTCATTGACCGCTTCATAATAACGCTGGCGCAGTGCGTCGTCCGATTCCTCATCTTCCCCGGGAATCAGGACTTCCGCGAGCTCTGCCCGGATCAGTCCCTGCACATAATCAATCGGCAGCATGCTGCCGAATTTCTGATTGCCTACGGCCCCCGCCGTCTCGCTCTCCATGCGGAAAATACCGGCATCCATGCGATCCTTGACGGCCATTATGACATTATCGATGGAAAATCGGCTGCCAAGCGGCACATCAATCGACCCGTCGCCGCTTCCGTAGAACAGTCCTTTACGCTCCGCCTTCGTGGCCGATTTGCGATTGACCCCGAACTCCGTTGTGCGCCTGGTCAAATATTCCCCCGAGGCGGTATCCGCAAACGATAAATGATAATTAATATCCAGCTCGATATACATCTGCGCCAGCTCCGCCGCGGCAGGTGCGCAGGCATCGTAAATAATGGAGCCTTCCCGCTTGTCGATCGAATCCGATATCCGCCCCAGCATGCGGCTCAATATCGCATCAAATGTAGCCAGCTCATACACGCGCAGTCACCTCTCCCATAAATTCGAACGATCCGGTATCCGTCATGACATTGAATACTGCCGCGATCGAATCCCCGGTTATTTCAACCTTCAGATCCGTGATCTCACGAATGCGGTTATCCTGCAGCAGCGCTTCCTCCAGCATCCGTCTGACCTCCGCCTCCACGAACAATGGATTGGTCCCGATCAGACTCTCCAGCTCATGACCGTAATCAAAGCTGTAAATCACATGCCGGTAACGCACCGTCTGCAGAATCTTGAACACCGCCTGCTTCACCGCCTCCAGTCCGTCCACCATGCCCGATACTCGCTGCGTTCTCAAATCCAGCTTATATGTGTACGACGGCCGTGCGATTTCTTCCAATTGCGCATCCGTAATCTGACCTCCGGCCGGAATAATCATCCACCCACCACCTTGTCCAAAATGACAAACCGATTCCCGCCCTGTACCCGCAGCATCAGCACACGGTCGCCTGCCGCCAAACCGGGGCGAATCACATAATTCGTGCTTCCAATCATCAGCTCATAAGGCTGTACATTCTCGGCAAGCACCAAAAAATCCGCCGTTAGCGTAAAACGTTGGTCGACGTTTACTTCAAGCGGACTTGCATGGACCACATTCCCGTATAAAATATTGACCGGACTTCCCGCTTCAACCGCATGGCCGGCAGCGGACTTGATGACATCCAGCAAGCTTCCCATTAATCCACCACCTTCAGTTCGAGGCTCATCGTATGATCGGCCCCATTGAATTTATGCTGGCATTCATCCACCAGATATGCCTCATTAATTCCCATTTCATCGATGATTATCTGGACGTAGGAGCCGGCGCGAAGCCGCAGATCCCCCAGCGCATCGACTTTCAATGTCCTCGACTCCCGGTTCCTCAGAAGTATGAGCTGATCCTGCATTTCCTTGATTTGTGCCTCATTCAGTTTCTCGTCAATGGATTGATACAGCTCCAGCAAGCCCCACTGGGCAATCGTGTCGCTCCGCTGGGCCACATAAACCTCCCGCACCCCTTTTTCCTTATTGTCGCGATAGAGCTTGATTTTGTTGTACGTATCGCTGTCAATGGACCGTTTGGTGGAATAGTCGTACATCAGACTTTCCTCGCCCAGCCAGAAAGGAACAAGCAAATTCTTGATATTGCGGAGCGACAGGGAGCCGAAATCATCGAACAGCACAAAATTGCCATACCCGTGAATCAAGGTATAATCCAGCGCCTTGCAGATGATATCCAGCAGCGAGATATTGTCTCCCAGCAGCGCCGGAATTTTATAGCCGGTCTCGTCGATTGTTCCCAGCTTCAATGAATAATCGCCGGCGATTTTTTGCAGCACATCCACTGCCGTCTTGTTCGTAAAGCTGTACAAGGCCTTGCCGAGCAAATAGCGGATCTGATCGTAACAGAGGATCCTCACGCCTTCGTCTCTCCCCGAGTCGATGGAGAAAATATAGCCGAAAAAAACATTTTGGTTCTCCTTGCGGAACCGGATGATATCCCCGTTTTTGTACAAAAACTTCGGATCCTGCCACAAGCTGTTTTTGATCAGCGTGAATTCCAGCGTACCCGGCTTGCCGATCCGGCTTGTTTTCCAGGTGATATCCGTTACGATGTCGGCAATATCCCAGATTGTCCCCAGTTTATCGTCAAGCAGCACCTCATACATGGGCAGCGGCTCCTTGCGGGATTTTGAGCGCCAGACCAATCGGCAGCTGTGTAAGCTGGGCATTCGTCAAGCCGTTCAGCTTTTGAATTTCGCCCCAGCGCTCCCCGCTTCCCAGCAGAAGCTTGGCCACCTTCCATAGGGAGTCACCGGCTATGAGTGTATAGGTCGCGGGCGGGAGCTGCTCATTCGGCCGTGCGGGAGCGGGTTTCTCAGCTCCCTTATCCGTGACCGGAACCTTGCGCGCGGCATAAAATTCGTACTTTTTCAGCGTAATGCTGAATTCAATATCTCCCCCGCTTCCCGCCACCTCCTTCCAGTCGAATTTCTCGATGCTGACCGGCGTGTTAAGGCTGAACATCTCCCCGGTAAACTCAAAACGGACCGGCATTTTGCTCCGCATCCAATTCAGGATATATTCCAAATAGTAGCGGGGCTCCATCAAACTGGACGAGGTGAGGAGCGGATCATGGTCGCGGTATTTTCCCAGCAGATTTTTCTGGCTGTACAACCGTTTACCCGGATTTGGAAAAAATCCGCTGAAGGAATACTCCGGCAGCTGCTGGCTCTGAATAACATTGATTTCGCCCTTGCCCATCACATCGTAGGTTTTCCCTTTCCCGCCTTCGCGGATTTCGATTTCCCCGGGATTCACCGGGAATTCGAACCACTCCTTGCGGCAATTCCAGCTTAATCGTATGCTGTAGGTCATTTGTACACCCCCTGTGCGGATGATGCGATCTCGGTCTCAAGCGAGGTTTTGATCCGCCCGACGATCGTGTCCACGTCATAGCCATTGTTGATGTTGCCGGTATGCGTAACATTGACGCTTGGCGTCAGCGATACGAAATTCTGGATATTTTTCATCTCGGCCAGCTCCCGCATCATCTTCATATCCTCGCTCGTGACATCCACCGAATCGTTGATTTGGCCGACTTCCCCGACTTTGTTGATATCCGGTATTGTCCCTGCTGCTGCCGGCGGGGCGGCTATTGCCGGTGCCACAGGCATTTCCGGCGATGGGGGCATAACGGGATCAGTTGGCATCATCAAAGCTCCCGGTGTGCCCCCCAAGTCTTTGTTTGGATCGGCAATTGGCTTCCCAAGGCTGTTATCAATCTTTTGTTTCCACTTATCTGCATTGAAGTTTTCCGTGGCATCGGCCGCTGCGTTGAAGGCATCATCAATCCCGTTTGTAATACCGTTTTTGAACTTGCTGCCGTCGATCTTGTTTAGCTCCAGATCGATCTTGGCGTCAATTCCAATGAATTTGCCCACCGCATTGATAACCTTGTTGATACCGGATAGAAAGATATTGACACCGTCGATGAACCCGTTAATGAATCCTACCCACGCATCAATATAGAAGCCAACGGATTTGGAAATGACCTCGCCCATCGAACGGAAAGCATCAGCCACGAATTCGCGCACCGGCTGCAGCGTTGCTATAATCGCAAGGAATGCGACAATGAGGCCCACAATAAGCAAAATAATTAAGGAAATGGGATTCATCGCCATAACCGCGTTAAAGATACCTTGTGCTGCTGTCCATACTTGCACTGCAATAGCTGCTGCCTGGGTAATGAGCAGGTACGTGCCAACCGCAGCCGCAATCCCCAGGATGAGCGGACCCGCGTATGGAAGGACCGTCATGAAGATGCTCCCCAGCCACTGCGCAAATTGGGCAACCTGCGCCAAACCCTGCGCGAGCAAGGAGAGTCCGATGCCGATTCCATCGAAAAACGGCTGAAACTTTCCGTCCAGAAAAGCCTCATTCAGCATTGTAATAAGGGGAAGCAGTGCCTGCATGGCCCCCATCCCGGCGTCAGCCAGAGCATACTTTAAGGTGTTGCCAAGGATCTGCACCTGGGTAGTCGGACTCGCCAGCATATTATCGAAGCCGTCACCGGCCATACCTTGAAGCTCCAAAATAGTTTGGAAGGACGAGATGAACCCCGCCATATCCCCTGATTTCGCTTTATCCAGCAGACCACTTGACTCTATAACGCCTTTATCAATTCCGTAGGAGCGGGACAAGGCTCCTGCATCCCCATTGGTGGCGGCCTTTACGGCGGATATCGATCCTTTCATCCCCTTCCCTCCGGTATCGAATACAGACAGATGGGCAGCAATATCGGTTAATTCCACCGTCTGTCCGACATCGCCATTGAACAGAGACAGCCCTCCTTGCAGAGCTTTATTCACATCCTGTCCGGCCGCAAGTGCGCTTTTCTTGATGCCTTCAAACAATTCCATGGCATTCTCGCTGCCCAGACGCGAGTGCATCTGATCGATCACCTGCTGTTCTTCCGTGGCTCCTCCAATTGTCGCTTGTACAAAATTCTCCTTGGACGAAAAATTGGAGGCCATAGCCTTCAAATTGGACACCAATCCTTCCGTGCCTTTTCCCGCCTGATTGGCAGCCTGGCTGATACTGTCGAACACTTGCAGCGCTGTGACGTTCATCCTATTCATCGATTCTGTAATGCTATCAATAACAGTCGAAACATTATTGATCGTACTCGTCATTGTGTTACTGGTCATCGTTATACTACTTTCGAGTACGGCGGCAATATTCAGCATTCGGCTGCTGACTTCATTAATCGCTGCATTCAACGCAGCGACGGTACCAGTCGCATCCACAGTGGTCAAATGTACGTTCCTCCTTTCAAATAGACGATAGGGAAGCGCCTCTTGACGAGATGCTTCCCTGCCGCTGTCTGCTATTTCTTCCTCCGCTGCTTCCGCTCCGCTTCGATCCGCACATCGATCATCGCAATGACCGCCGCCTTCTTCGTGGCGCTCCATGCCGCAAAATCCCACGGCAGGATGGAAAGTTCATGGAGGGCGTAATAGGCGTAGTTCGCTTCGCCGTCGCCCTCCTTGATCAGTTTTTTACGTCTTCCACAAGCTCGTTGATATCCCGGTCAAAGCCGTTGACCTTCTGCACCTTCTGGACGAGCGCCGCGTATTCACCGGACAGCAGCATTTTCTTGATCAGCTGATCGCCGCCGAGTACACCGTAGGACTTCTGCAGCTCGGCATTCTTCAAATCCGGATAGATGACGCTGGCCACGACCAGCTTGGCCATATATTCCTCGGGGCTGGTCTCCGGCACCTTCGTGCCGTTCTTGCCCTTCACAAGACGGGTCGCCGACCGACGGATTTCCTCATTCTCAGCCTCGGACATAGAGCGGATCATCCAGGCTGCCGGCGTGCCGGCTTTATCCTTGAAGCGGTCCGATACGATGAAATCCTCCGTCATTTCGGCTGCTGCATTTTGGGCGAAAAATAAACTGAGTTCACTCATGGTATGTCATTGCCTCCTGTTTATCGTTAGATGATGGCTATACCGTCGGTTTGCTGAAAGGCGTCGACACCTCGACATCGTCGAAGGTAAAGGCTACTTCCTCTTCAAGGGCATCGTCCGAGGAAATATCGAACTTCGCCATAATGACGCTGTCCATGTTGCACTGCTTGAGCACAACTGTCTGCGATCCGACGGAAGAAGCCGGGTCTTCGTTCGTGACATGCAGGTCGAAGTAGGTATCCATGCCTTCGGTAATATATTTCATCATCAGGCTGCGGAAGAAGCTGGTCATGTAATAGATGGTCAGCGTTCCTGAACCGGTCCAGCCGGATGCCTTGTGAGCCACTTGGCGCTTGCCCAGAATCGGCACATCGGATTTCGTTTTTTCCACGGTCGCTTCCAGCGTTTTGGCATAAAATAATTCCTCAACCACGCCGTTAACCGTAATATATGCACGAGCTGTCTTGCCATTAATCGTGTCGCCTGCGTTTAAAAATGCCATAATGGATCGCGCCCCCTATTCTACTGTCACTTTGACATAAATTTTTTCGATGCTGTCAACCGGCGCCACATGCGCTTCGATATAGACGCTGTCCGAATCTGCGCCGGCCGTAATCGCAATATCCGTTTGCGAATCGAAATTCTGAATCGCTCCGATATTTTGCAGTGTGTTCAAGTAATTGACAACCTCATTCCTGAGCAGATTGCGGCCATCCTGATTATTCGTTACTTTGCCGATGAAGAAGCTGCTGAAAATACGGATAAAATCATTGTTGACCGCGTCGAGTACGCGGATGACCCGGTTTTTCGAGAAGGCCTTGCCCTTCTCCGGCGTAAACCCGGTGAGCGTGTTAATATCCTGTTCGACAACCGCCCGGCTGTCGTTCGCCGTGAATATAAACTCGCCGGCCTGCAGCGCGGCAATGATCTGCGAATTGGTATAGCGGGTGCCCACATCGACCGCCCCGTCATACGCGGTGTAGGTCAGCGATTCATTCACCTGGGCCCCTGCTGTGGCGCCTGCCACCCAAGCCGTGCAATCGCCTGCCGTAAGCACGGTGCCGTCGGCAAGAATGACGCCGTTCTTGACGCTGATAATCCCCTCATAATCGGCTGTCGGATAGTTCTCCACTACAGCCTGAATTTTCTTGCCCTCATCCTCGCGCAGCCGCTTGACGAAGGAAGCCACTGTACCTTTGAGCGTATTGTCGCCGGTCGGCAGTGCCATCGTACTGAAATCATGGATTTCGATGGCATTCAGATAATGCGCGACATTTTCATTGGTGACCGTACCATCAGCTCCACCTGTTAGCGGAATTCCCGCCGATGCGCTAAATGCTCCGGTTCCGCTGAATACGACCCAATCGTTGGTCTCCAGCGCGCCGATATTGGCGACGATCTGCTTGTCCGCTTCACTGCCGTTCACAAGCGTGGTCACATCGAACAAGGTGTTATTGTCCACGTTTTCCGCCACCGTCACGGTGATATCATTGCCCCGAATGCCGCCCCAGCGCGCCGTAATGGTCAGGCCAGCATCAGTCTTGGCTGCTTTAACTCCTTCATTGAGACGGTAGAGCAGCAGTGTTTTGGCGCGTTTGAGCGCTTCCTGGATCAATTTCACCTGCGGAGCTGTTGGAGCATATCCGAGCTTGCCCGTTGTATCCTCACCGGCTTCAATCGTGATCACGGTACCGGGTTCACCCCAGGACAACGCGAGGGGCATGGTGACAATGCCGCGTTCCCCCAAGGTTCCTGCCGCTTTCGGAGCGGATTCAAGATTGACATAGACACCCGGTCGAACTTTATTTTGTGTCGTAAATGTTCCTGCTGCCATATTAGCGTACCTCCTGTTTCATAAATTGGTTGATGTGCTCCCTGGCTTCTTCGATCGAATAGCGTCCCGCATCTTCCAGGGCTCCGTTCAGAACGTCCCGCTCGAGCGGTGTGAATCGTGCCGACTTCAGCAGCTTGCCTTTCGAAAAGGTCAATGCCGCAGGCGGATCATTGGTCATATTTCCGTTCATGACTTGGTCCCCTCCTTAATCTGCATGCTCTGCATAAGCGGTTCAACCGGCTTCTCCTGAATGACCGGAAAGACATAGTCGACTGAAAAATGCAGCATATTCTCTATCATTTCATGTTTCATATTCGTGCCGTGATAATAGGCCCCCTCAATGCCGATAAGCGCCAGATGCTCATACAAGCTCTCGGCTATATCCCTCACCATCTCAGGTTTTTGGCCCCCAGCCTTATAACCAATATCGAAGGTATGCACCCGCCGGTACCGGTTGTTCAGCTCTTGGGTCTGCACGACCTTGACCAGCTTCACGATAAAGCACGGCTGCTGCTCGTCTTCATTCTCTTCCCCGTAAATCTCTATGTCCGGAAACCAACTTTCGAGATTCGCGAGAAGACCTTCATAAATCCGGTTGATCGTAACCAAAATCATCCCTTATTCTCCTTCCTTCCGCCCGATTCCCTGGTTTTTGACGCTCACTCCTTTGCCGCCCGACTGCTGCTTGTGTGTCTCATCCCGGCCGATCATCCTCCTGTTCCCCTTGATGGCTGATGCTTGCTTCTTCCGCCTAGTTTAATGCCATCCGACAGGGCCCTTTCGGCGAATAATCCCGCTTGTTGCTTGGCTTCCCGCTTGTCCTTGCCTCGTTTGCTTCATTTGTTCATGTTATCATAATAACACGGTTTTTCGAACAAATGTTCTCATATATGTCCAGATTTTGTCCAGCATATGCCTCCCACAGGGATGAAAAAAGACGAACAGTCCGCGACCGTCCGTCTTTTTGCTTTGCCCGATTCCGTTTTTCACAAGCGGTGATCAAGGGTTCTGAATACTCATCTCCCAGCTTGCGGATGGTCCGGCGAACCTCCTGCTCCTGTGATCGCGCCGTACTCCTCAATGGATTTGCGCCTCCAACTGTAAAGCGTCGAACGGGAAACTCCCAGCTCCTCCATAATCGCCGATGCGTGCATATCCTCCATGAATTCCAGCCGCAGCAGCTGCCCATATTCAGGTTTATACTCACCCAGCACCTCGATCGCCCACTCGATCTGCTTCTTCTCCTGCTCGATCCTCTGCAGCTCGCTGATTCGCTCAATCACTTCATCGTAACCGCCGCGGGCGCCCGACCTTGCTTCAATGACCTTCTCAATCTTGCCCTTCAGCTCCCGCAGCAGCTTCTCGTCTTCCTCGTCTGCAGGACTGAGACCGCTAACCTCCCTCAGCTGACTGTGCGTTCCCGTCTTGTATTGGGTAAGGTAGGCATGGGCTGTCGTTTCCAGCTTCTGCTCCCGTTTGTTCAAATACATATAGGAAGGAAGCCCGCGCAGCTGACGGTGAAGCTCCTGAAGCTGATCATCCTGACGAAATGAACTGATATAGATCCCGTTGCCTACCGGCTGCTTCTCCAGCACCTTGATCCGGGCAGTCAATCGCTTGTAGGAGCGCAGCTGCTCAAGAGCTGTCTGCCCGTAGTAAAATTCTGTCATATTCTGATCTCTCCTCCCCCTTTAATTGATAATTAAATTATCATTATAGACAGCATTGATGAGCTATTTCGGGATAAAGGAACTTTCCTTCATCAAGAAAATCAATCTTCAGGTATCGTCAACTGAGGACTCGCAAAGAATTCGGAACAATCGCTAAAACCCTGTGTAAACGCTCATTTTCGATAAGAAGAAAATCCGGTTGACATCGAAAATAAAATTATCTATACTATTGAACAAGATAATTATTTTATCATTAAGTAGCAAATCAGGACCGGATCCTCGATCGGTAAGATTATTATAAAAGATAATTATTTTATCCGTCAAGCGATTTGGAAATATTGTTGGAGGTCATAAATATGAGTATGGGAGCAATGCTGATTCGCCTTCGGGAGGAAAAGGGCTTAACGCAGGCCGATGTCGCCGCGAAGCTCGGAATCAAGAGAGCCCGTTACAATGCCTGGGAGAATAATATCGCCAAGCCCCGTGTTGCGATGCTCAATCAATTGGCTAATTTCTATGGCGTAAATCCCGATTTTCTGCTAGGCTTTGAATCACACACCCCTCTTCCCGAGTGGGCAACCTCCAGGGACAAGCGCGATTTCAAGAAGATGCTGGAGGAAGACGAGGTCGTCATGTTCGACGGCGTGCCGATCAGCGATGTCGGGAAGCAGCGCGTCATGGACGTACTGACCGGGTTGTTCTGGGAAGCGAAGCAGATGAACAAGAGGAAGAAGAAATAACCGCTAACGATAAAAGGTGATGCCATGAATGAAATCATAACCAAACTCATCCGCCGGTTTCAGACCAACGATCCTTTTGAGATTGCGCGTGGGCTTGGAATTCATATCCGGTTTCTGGAGCTTGCGGAAGGCACCCGCGGCCTGTATTACAAGAAGCTGCGCAGGCGCTTTATTGTCATTAACGATCAGCTCGACGACAACTGGCAGCGCTTCGTCTGTGCCCACGAGCTGGCTCATGACCGTCTCCATCCCGGACTTAGCCGATTCTTGCTGGACGAGCAATCCTTCTATAATGTCGGAAAATACGAACGGCAGGCCAATAAGTTTGCCGTCCGGCTGCTGACAGCCAGCAGTCCTCCTGTCAAAGGAGAAACGATTGAGAAGCTGCTGAAGCGCAACGGCATCCCTGAAGAGATGCAAAGCTTTTTCTACTAACAGCGGCAAGCTCGATCTCTTTTTATTTTGCATAAAGGGATTGGCTAGCGACTTCGGCAGCGGCGCTCAAATTTTTCTTACCTCTGCAATAACGCATGAAACTTAAAATTTTCCGATATTAACACGCGCGAATGCTGAGCCATTGCGCGTGTTTTTATTTGCCTGATTTCCCGGTCTGCTGCATAACAACCGGCATCGATACGCTGCATTCCAGAAACTCTCGATTTACATCCGCCGATAGATATGATAATTTATAAACAACCAAACATCCTATGTTTAAGAATGAAGGTGTAAAG